CGATAGGATACAATAGAAAAACAACACGGGGGATGCGACTGCCGGTAGTAGTCAACTGTCTTATAAGCAGTTCATGAGCAAGGTTCGACTCCTTGATCCCCTACTTCTGTTTTATTGTAAATTTTCTAGTGCTATTACCAATATTTCTTCCTTTAAAAGTAGGAAGTTGACTATCACAATTAGGACATACTAAACGGATATTAGAGACAGACCAGTTATCTGCTTTACCATCTATGTGATCAACAATCAAGGTTAGTCGTTGTCCATTCCAATCATTTGCAGAACGATTACAGATAAAACAATTATTGCCATGTTTTTTAATCAGATATTCTCTTATGCTTCTGTTATTGTTCCAACTACTAGCAAAGCTACCGCTTGTTTCAATTTTATCTATCTTAGATTCGTAATGACATTGTTTAGAACAAAATTTTTGATTTTTCTTTGAGCTAGGATATTCTTTCTTACAGAAAACACATTCTTTAACAGATTTAATCCTTTTAGGTTGAATTTTATTGTTATAGGAAACACTACAAGAGCGAGAACAAAATTTAGGATTATCGGTTAATTTATCGCAATTTATACACTTCATGATGACCTCTCTTAAAATGAATAGAACTTGACATTCTATACACCGAAACTATAAAATAGTATTCGATTCTTCATTGAAAGCAAGAAATGAAACTCCAGCCACTAACAGCTATTTTTGCAGGACTATTCCTAACATCATTAGGCTTTAATTTTCTCCTTTATTCAGATATTCAAAGACTAAAAAAGTTGGACAACAAGCCAGCAAGGATTATTATAGAAAGACCACCAGAAATTCACATAAAACCAAAGGTTTGGGGGTATACTAAATAGGGCTAGTAAAGGTATCGACAGGTAAAATAGATATAGATGGCATCGACTGGTTAATCGACCGGCCAGTTTAAAAGTCGATTAAAATTGTTAATTGGCGAAGTAACTCTCGCTCTCGCTGCCTAATTAATTAGGTAATGAGTGGGGTGGCATGAACCTTATTGCCCAATCATGCTGACTCAGATAATCTGATATGGTAGTCCTACCAGACACAAATAGGACTGATGATTGTACTCAATCTGACACAGATAATTCTGATAGCTTTGTTGGTAGTGTGATAACAACCAACTAACGATGTAGAAGTTTATATTGATGTTTATTCTGGACAGGGGTTCGACTCCCCTCTAGTCCACTTCTTATTTTACAGGAAAAATAATGCAGACAGAATTATGTAAATTAATGAAAGAACACGGTAGTGATAAAGCGACTTGGCATAATTATACGCTATTTTACTATGATATATTTTTACCCTTTAAGGATAAAGCTTTTAATTTTTTTGAACTGGGTCTAGGTACAAAAAATGCAAATATTCCTTCAAATATGAAAATGATCGATGCACACGCAGAAACCAAACCCGGCGGCTCACTAAGAGCTTGGGAAAAATTTTTTTCTAATGCTATAATATATGGAGCGGATATAGATCGAAATATATTGTTTCAATCAGACAGAATACATACTTTTTATTGTGATCAAACAGATCCTAAAACTATCTATGATTTATGGAACAATGATATTCTCAAAAATCTAACTTTTGATATCATTATAGATGATGGTCTTCATACTATTGATGCCAATATTTGTTTTTTACAAAACTCTCTGAAAAAATTGAGCAAAGATGGAGTGTATATCATTGAGGATATTTCATTAAAGGATATGCCTCTTTACAATGAAACACTATTACGTCTAACAGAAAGTTTATTTTTTAACCACAAAATTATACCTTTTAATCACTATATTAATAATCACGACAATGCAATTTGTTTAATTACACACGAAGAAACCCCACAATGACTCTTACTACAGATAATATTTTTACACATACGATCAGTAATGATTTTATAAGTTTAATTATATCTAACTCCAAAAAAGCAGAGATTGGAGGAAAGTCTCAAATTAGAGCTGCTAATAAAAGAGCTTCTAATTTAGCAGAAGATCAGCTTGTCGGTCAAATATCAACATATTGTGCATCAATGATTTTGACTGGATCTCCAGAAGGATATATTCAAGCAAGAGATAAAGCAAACGCTAATCCTTTAGCTGGAGATAATGGAGTAGACATAGCTGGTTTGCCTAATGTGGATATTAAGGGGAGTCTGATGAGGTACTCTAATAATCCTCTTAACTATAGATTATTGGTTCGACAGAAAGAGAGACACGAAAACTGGATTTATGTTTTGGCATTAGTTCCAAAAGAAAGACCATATAAAACATATCTTGTTGGATGGGCTAATGATAATGATCTACCATCAAAACCTTATGACGGTGAGATAAAATCTTTACATGGGGCATACGTTATTGAGGCTAGAAATTTGAGGAAAATCGAAGAGCTAATTTCTGTTAAAGTATAACTATGTCTAGAAAAATTTGTTCATATTGTGGCAAGCGTAAAAATAAGGGGAGTTTCCCTAAACACAGTATGTATAAAGATAATCTTGATAGTAGATGTAGAAAATGCGTGAAGAAACATTCTAAGGTTAGAGTTAAGCTACACAAGAAAGCCCCTCCAAAACCAGAAGTTTGTGAGTGTTGTAAAAAAATCCCATACAAATGGTGTTTGGATCATGATCATGACGACGATAGTTTTAGAGGATGGCTTTGTGAACCATGTAATACTGGCATAGGAAAACTTGGAGATAATTTTGCTGGTATTACGAATGCTATGAATTATTTTCTTTCAAGACAAAAACGATATGAAAAACAAGATTAGAGAACATTTAATAGAAAACGATATGACTTACTATCAGCATTTTAAATTTGCTGTATTTTTTGGATTCTTATCTGTACTAGCAGGTTTTTGTTTGATAGTTCATGCGTTTTTCCCATGCTGGTTTCAAACGTCTGGTAGTGATTTGGTTCAGTCAATGGCTATTGTGTTCAAGAAACGAAAACGATTAGACGATACTTGACAAGTGGACTACCGTATGGTAGAATTGGGACAACACAGGAGAAAATAAAAATGTCGTTTGAGCATCTTAATGGTTTTGTTCGTGATCTGAAAGCAACTAGTAGTACTCTTGATAAGGTTGGCATTATTGAGGATTATACTTCCTCTAATGAGAGTGGAGCAAATTTTCTTAAAAAGATTCTGCTCTATACTTATCATCCTCTTTGGCAGTATAATGTAACTAGTGATAATCTTAAAAAGAAAAGTCATCTGCGTGGCAGAGTCTACAAGTCTATATTTGATCTGTTGGATGCTTTGAAGAATAGAGAAATTACAGGTCATGATGCCATTGGAGCAGTTAATAGCTTTATTGACAATCAAAGAGAATACGAAGAACTCGTTCATTGCATCATTGACAAGGATTTGAAAACCCGTGCTGGAGATAAGCTAATTAACAAGGCTATTCCAGATCATATCCCAACATTTAGTGTTGCTCTAGCGGACAAGTATGTTCCTAAAATTGTAGACTGGAAGGATGGGTGGTATGTTAGCAGGAAGATCGACGGTGCTAGATGTATTGCTATTGTTGACGGTAATAGTAATACTACCTTTTATTCCCGCACGGGAAAAATCTTTGATACTCTTGATATTGTTAGCGGTGGCATTAAAGCTTTGGGACTTACTAATGTAGTTCTTGATGGAGAGCTTTGTCTGGTTGATGAAGATGGTAACGAGGATTTTCAAGGAGTAATGAAGGAACTTCGCAAGAAGGATCATACTATTCCTAATCCTTCCTATAAAATTTTTGATATGATTACTCATGACGAGTTTTATAGTCAAAAGGGAGAAAAGAATCGACCATTTAGTATCAGGCTCAAGAATCTTACAGAAGTTATGAAGAAGAATGAGTGTCCTTGTTTGACGCTGTTGGAACAATCTTTGGTGAAGGATGAGAGTCACTTTCAAGAGTTTGTGACCGAATCCAATCAGAATGGATATGAGGGGCTTATGCTTCGATCTGACGCTCCATATAAAGGTAAACGATCCAAAGACCTATTGAAGTATAAAGCGTTCTCAGATGACGAATACGAAGTTCTGGACACAGAAATGGGGCCATTTCGTTAT